CCCGAAGCCCTTCTGCCACCAGCAGCCATTCCTACAACGCGATTTCCAGTCGTAGCTGTTCCCATTTGCTGGGATGTGGCGGCAACTTCAGTGGCCGCTGTCATGGAGGCAGCAAATTCAACATTCTTTTGCGTAGGTATGGCATTCATTGCTTTTCCAATTTTCCCTATGCTGTTTGCCGCGCCATCACCCATAGTAACAGTCTGATTGAGGGCATCCAAAAACGAGGGACTGTGTTTTTCAGTGAAAGCCTTTCCAACGCCCTGAATCCCCTTTTGGAGTAACGTGAAGGGAGACAATAAAGCTGTAATGCCTTTTTTCAAAAGTCCCATCTTATCAGTAATATATTCCCACATCGTAATAAACGAAGGGCTCTTTTTTTTGGTCGCGGTGCCCATTAATGTTCCTATTGCGTTCTTGAAAACGAGGAAGCCGGCTGCGACGGCTGCGATTCCCACGCCGATGGTGGCGACGAAACCGCTAACTGGTATTATCAACATTATTGCAATGGTCACCCCGATAGCGGCGAGCAACGCCAAACCTTGCCTAACCTTATCGACCATTTCAGGCATTTCTTTGAGACTGCTAGTGAAATCATTAAGAAAGTCTTTAATCTGATTCACATCAACCTCTGCAAATATTTCCTTAAATGCAATACCAAATTGCTCAAGAATGGGTATCATCTCATACCCCATTTGCTTCAGATCTGCCAAGCTTGTTACTTGCTCTTCCGTGGCGCCACCCAACGCATCAAAATCGCCAGAAAGCAACTTCGATAAATCAGCCACGTTTTCTAACCCCGCAGCTTCAGCAAAATATTTCCTCTGATAATATGACATGTCATCGAAACTCAAACCCGCATTCAAAATAGAATCGCGAATCATTCCAAATCTTTCGACAGGATCTGTAGCCATCATAAGATCCATCGCATTTACAAAGTTGCCGCCAAGAGCAGCATTTAATTTACCAGCTTGCTCGGCGGCACCCTCAAACGTATCAAACTTATCAGTGATACGCAATATGTCCTGCATTTCCATGCCGGTAATCTTCATTACTCTTTGGAGTTCCATAAATGTTTGACCCTGATCAGCGAATTTAGCCAACGCGGGGCCGGCTTCACTGAACTCAGTAACAAGTCCTTCAAAATCAAGCTGGGCCGACCTAGCAAACCCTTCCAACTGATGAATTGCTCGCGTTGCTTGCGGAACGCCCATACCAAAGGATTTGGTTGCCGTTTGGAGTGCTTTGGCAGTTGTATCGCCCGTCACTCCAACCAATTCAAGCGTCGTCACCAAATCTCGTACATTGGTGCGTTCCGCGGCGGTGAGCATCGTAAAATCAGTGTAAGTTTTAAAGAGTGCGCTAGCGGATCTTTCGGCCTGTTCGGCGGATAGCCCGAAGCTCATCATGTCTTGATAGTTTGCTGACATTTCGCCGGCTAATTCTTTCGATGCCAAAGTCCCCTTTCTAAAGGATTTTTCCATCGAATCCACCCCTTCGACAAGGGCCCATACTTCACCAAGCAGTAGGGTGAAGGGGGCTAGAAACACCATTGGCCCCATAGCTTTGGCCGCGGCCGTGATGCCAGTGCCGAGGAGCTTCCACGCGCTAACCGCCTCCCCGCTTTCAAGGGCTAGCTCTCTGGTGCGCATCATGACACCCGCGACGGAACTGCTCAAAGTTCTCATATTTTCGGCCAGCTTCACGAAGCCGCCAATGACGCCCTGGGCCTTGGCACTGTTTGCCGTGGAAAAGATCCCCGCAAACTGTTTACCCATATCTGTAAGGGCCCCTACTCCGTCTTTATAAGATGCTGACGTTTTATCTGCCAAATCAAGTTGAATCTGCTGATGTTCAATATTTGTCTGGAGGGTGGTTATCCTTTCTAGCTCAAGTTGGCGCATCTTCTCGACGGTGATATTTTTCAGGTCGGCTAGCCTCACCATCTCGTTTTCGTCTTTTATTCGCTCCTCAATCAGCCTCTTTTCAATCTGCATTGTATGAAGAGATTGGCTTTGCAAAGCGGCTCGGCTCTCGGCCGTCACTGCGAGATCGGCGTATGCCTTCTCCAGTTTGATGGCCTTCCCCAGTTCGGTTTGGAGATAATTAGCGCTCTGCTCGTGGAGTCGGACGAGTTCCTGCATAGCCTCTAATCGGGTTATATCTTGGAGTGCTGCCGCGTCACCGTCCTTTTTGATCCTCTTATTGAGTTCAATGATCTCTCTTTTCGCTTGTGCTACTTTTTCTTCTCTGGTGGGACCGGTGGCCATAGGTGTGCCCTTCTGTTAGCTAATCTAAACTAATTAGTTTCATAATAAAAAAGACAGAATCAAGTTCTGTCTTTCGTGTGTTCATCCCATCCGGGGTGGGCGCCCTGGATTATTGTGAGGCGTGAGAGTTTTGGTTATTGATTTGCCCCCGCTACTACTACTTTGTGATGCTTCTTCAATGGCTTTTTTCTCTGCTTCGAGTTGTTTGAGCAATCTTTCAACAAACCACTTTCGCAAACCAACGGGAAGATTATATGCTTCCGAGAATGACCAACCGCCTGAATACTTTAAAAAGAAGAACTGTTCGTAAACATTCTCCATATATTCATCGGTCAGGCCAAAAAAAGTCCGCGGAAAGCGGCACCTCCATGTCCTGCGAGAAATCGCATTCATGGCATTCAAATGGCTGAGTAAGATCGATATTCGGTGCGGCAACACCAAATGCCAATCTCAAATGGCGGGAATCTCTGGAGGGGATATTATCAATTAAATATTTTTTGGCTTCTGGGGAAGCGTCACCATTAACTGCTACTATAATATTCTCTAATTGTCGTGTGACATTTTTTTCATGTTCTCTTTTTCGATCTCGCTGCAGCGCATTAAGGAAAACGCCCTCGTCGTGGCCAGTTAATAGCCGAAAAGTAACATCAACTTCAGTCTGCGGCAGTTCAACATTAAAAGTTCCATTACTGTTATCTGTAATTTCAAGAGTTTCTATGTTCTCTCCGTGATAAAGGGTGGCACTTTTTAAATTAAATTTATACTGCTGCTGTTCCCCACACGACGGGCACTTTACTTTAGTATCATAGACAGCACCATAGCCGGATACTCTCATCGCCACAATCGCAGCGTTTCGATCTCCAACAAGCATATGTTCCGCATTAATTCGCTTGTCTACAATAACATTTTGTAATACACGATCTAATGCCACGCCTTTTTTCAAAAGAGTCTGCGACGTGAGAATATCCTCTTCTTTCGCTGTCATATGACGAATTTCAATTGTATCCTGTCTATGAAGGGGGTGCCCTTCTGGATAATATCTTCCCTGCGAAGGAAGCTCTACAAATTCCGTTGGGACTACGAAAGAGAACCCTCCGGAACTATCTGTATTCAAATTGGCGGGAGGAGCGTCTACATTCGTACTGTGCGCTCCCATGCGCTCTTTATTTCTTGACAATGTTCACCTCATTTGTCTTTGATTATTTGTGTCTATGCTGACGGGAAGAAGCTCTTGGCGCCGGTATCGGCAGTCGCGATAGATCCTGCGGTATCGGGCGTCGTGAGCGTTGCCCAATCATACTTAAGCGTAATGCTCATTTCAGTCAGATCATCGTTGCCGTAAGACAAATCGCCATATTTAATATCACTAATAAAAGCATTCTTTAATTGCCATTGCTCTAGCGTCTCTTGGCCCGTTGCATCCATTTGAATAATTTGAACTACGCCCAGGGCTGTGGCTGCGGTGGCCTTTGTCATTGTATTAAGCTCGTCCGCAGACTCGGGAACCTTATAACCACCACCCTGTAGGAGTCCGGAAAGAGTAGCTGCCATATCGGGATCGCCGGGGTCGACCATCGTAATGGTAACATCATTCCAGGTTACAGTGCCTGGATAATAAAAGGTATGGTTTAAATACTTGTGCTCCGCTGTAGCAATCGTGAAAGAAGGCTTCGTTGCGGACTTGGCCCACCATAAAAAGTTTTCAGTAAGCCCGGTCGTAAACATTACCTTAAATCTAAAATTTCTTTTTGGATCGGACAGCGTACTATCTTCACTAAAATTGGATCCCCAAAAAACGCTCATATCATAAACTCCTTACTCTATTTTTAATTAGTGGCGTGGGGGAAAAACCCCCCACTTCTTTTATTAGTCGTCGAACGATGTGCCCGTGGACATAATCACGAAGTCAATCGCGATAAACTCAATTGCCCTCGCAGGCTTGACCATGATCTTGGCATATAGAATGTTTTGATCAATTAAGTCTGGTGTGGTTGTCGTCTCATCAAGGATTAAACGATAATCCGTAATTCCATATCTGGTTCTTATATTAGACAAGAAGGGGTCAATCAAGCCGACAAAGCGGGCCCAAGTGTCCTGAACGTTCTGTTCAAAGAGAATCTGAGAAGAGAGAATTGAAATCTGCTTCTTCATGTAGATTACCAATCGGCGCACATTAATTCTATCCAGGGCAGATTGGCGCTCTTGAAGCGTCTTCTGTCCAAATACTACAATACCGGTAGAAGGGAACGAAGCAATAGGATTAATATTTGCGTCGTAGAGTGTATCGCGATCTTTCGACATTAGACGCTCCGAAACCGCGGTAATCGGAATTCCTGCGGCGCCATCAGTGAGCCCACCTCGATTGAAGCCGGCCGGCGCAAACCAAAGTTCACTAGCGGCCTGAGAACTCGCCATAACCCCCAACATTGCAACGGAAGGGGGGATCCACAAAATGCGACTCGTGGACTCATCCACCGTCTGAGCCCACGGATAGAATGTACAACCGTAACTTGTATCAATCACCCTGTTTGTCAAGGCTAGCGCCGCGGCAGTAGGGGTCGTACCCACTTGGTTTGCCTTATTGGAATTATATACCTCATGATCCGGAAGGAATACATTAGGAAGATCAATAACCCCAAGAGCATCGCCGCGTTCTTCGCAGGTGCGCACCACATGAGTAGTAAGAGATTCCAGAGTCAAGCCCGGGGCAGACAACATGTTCATGTCAATAAACTCAGGGTCAGCCACCGTGTCGACGGCGCGCCTCCAAGTATAATAAATATAATCATTTGCTTCGGTAGAGGTGCCCTCGACCATTCCCTTGTTATA